TTCCTTGCCAGCCCAGGCGCCGGTCGCCGTGGCAGCGGGGATGTAGGTATCGCCCGAAGCCGGCGATCCGGGCGGCGTCGTCAGGTCGCGGTCCTTGACGCTCAGGTGATAGGCAAAGCGGCCGATGGCCTTGAGGTTCGCGTCCATGTCGGTGTTCCAGCCGCTTTCGCCGAGCGACCAACCATACTTCAATCCGCTGCGCGGTTCCGTGCTCGATGCCATCATTGGCCTCCGTAGTAGTAGCCGTAGTTGAAGCCGTACCCCTCGCGAAGAACGGTGTGATTGTGTTTCTGATAGCTGACCAACCCGCCGCGAACGGCTTCTAGCTCGAAGCGCAGGCGACCATTCAGGCGCGCCAAACCGGATGTCAATGCCGGGAATTCGGCACTTGGCGTCGACGCCTCATTGCCCCGGTCGGCGCCGGCGGTAATTCGGAACTCGTCGATCAGGCCATTCCAAGCCCACCCCGGCTGGAAATTGTTCATTCCAATAACGAGAAGAGAGGTTCCTTGAACCCACGCCGCCGGCTCAGTTCCGCTTGCCTCTGTCGATGCGTTAAGCCGGAGATACCAGGTTGAGCCTGACTTTCGCAGTTCGAAGTAATACCAGGTTCCGTTGGCAAGCGTTGTTGTTCCGGTCAGGGTAAGCATGGTTGACCCAGAGCAGAAAATATCGCAGTAGAGTTTGCTGCCCAGCGTCAAAAGCTGGAAGCCCTCCTGCGTGGAGGTGTAACGCTTCGTCACGATCAATTTTGTGGAGCTTGCCGCGTTGGTCTTGAAACGACCTTCGACCTTGAAATAGTTTGAGTCCGTCAACGCCGTATCGTGAACGGTCGATATGTAGTCGCCGGTCCCGTCAAGGCTCAGACACGCCCCACCAAAAACGCTGTCGGATGTCGTTATCTTGGCGTTACCGCTGGCCGTCCAGGTGCGCCCGGTTTCGTCTGTCATTACAGTCGAATTATTTGAGCCGTTCAGGTGTAACAGGCATCGCACGTTGCTCCAAAACGAGTCGCCCACACCACCGACATCAGTAAGCTCGTTGCTGGTTGTGTAGTTGTGCGACGTGCCGGACAGCGCGCTTTCAGTCCTGAGCAGGGAATCATCTTCGCCGTACACGCGCAGGGTGTAGGTTGTGCCGGCTTCCGGGCCAATGCTGGCTTCGCTCTGCTCGACCAGATAAGCCGTCTGCGACAGTCTGTCGCGGTGCGCCCAAGTCAACGCCAGTGCGGCAAGGCCGTCGATCCACTCGGGATAGGCAGCCGTGTTGACCAGCAGCTTGCCAGGCGCATAGGGCCGGTACTGGCGCTGATCGAAAGTCAGGCTGTCGACCTGGGCCAGCGACACGTCCAGCGTGCCCTGCCCGGTCGCCGGCAGCAGCTTGACGTCGACCGTCTCGCCGTCGGCGTATTCGGTGCTGCTGTGTCCCTGGTCGCCGTCGGCGAACCAGATGCGGGCGCCGGCCGCGTGTTCGGCCGGTACGGTATCGAGCAGTCCGCGCGAAAGGGTCGCCGTGCCGGCGGTCGCGTCGATGGCCGAAACGAGCATGTATTCGTCGTCGATGATCGCGTAGCCGCCGACCTCGACCAGATCGAGGTCGACGCCGTTGGCCAGCGTGATCGCCGTCGTCGTTTTGGTCAGGGCGCCGACAACCGTCGCCGATGGGCAGAAGTCGCCATTGCCTGCTGCCTCGTAAGCCGCCGCGCCGACCCTGGCCTGAATCTCGTAATTGATCGCGTCACCGCTGGGGCGCACGGCCAGCGTCTCCAGGTAGCCGGCCAGCGCATCGACGTAAGCGAGATCGGCCGCCGACAGGTTGCGCGCCAGGTCCCAATACGGCGCCTCCAGCAGCTTGCGATAAGGCGCGGGCGCCGGCGCGCTGGACGGATCGGCCCACGCGGTCGGCTGGACCGCGAGATAGGTATTGTCGGGCAGGCCGAACACGTCTTCGACGGCGTCGATGACGATCTCGCCATTCTGCAGCGTCCCGCGATTGACCTGTAGCACCCGGTAGACCACGTCGGCGATGTCGTAATCCGGCCAGGTCAGGCGCAGCAGGCCGCCCGGAAAAACTTCCCAGGCGGCGCGCGTCGCGGTCAGCTTGATCCGCGCCAGCGGGGTCGATACCGACTGCAGATCACGCAGCGCGACGCGTTGCGCCAGGTCGGGGCGGGTGATGCCGGGATATTGCCGGGTCTCGGCGACGACGCCCCCCTGCGTCAGGATATTGGCCTGGTCCTGCACCGTGACCGGCGTTTCCTTTCCGGTGCACGGGGCGGTATACACCACGGTGATTTCGTTGATCGTCTCCGCCCAGGCCTGGCGCTGGTAGTTTTCCGCGGCGATGAGATTTTCCGGGCCATATTGCGCCAAGGTATTCCGGTCATAGTCGGCGCGGATCAGCTTCAGGCCGAAGGTGCCGGTGTCCGGGCGCACGTAGAGAATGGCGCCGATGTGGTCGAGCACCAGCGCGACGAAGTTCTCGATGGTTTCCTGGCGGTTCCACAGCAGCGAGAGGCCGAAGGATTCGGCATACAAGGCATCGGCTGCCGCCGTGAATGAGGCGTTGTCGATGGCCGCGGTCGGGTAGCCCATGCCCCAGGCGGTGTCGGTCAGGCATTGATACAGGATGTGCGCCGGGTTCATATCGCCCCTGGCGCAGCTCGACGCAGCCAGTTTTTTTACGGTGACCGAGAGCGATCCGCGATTGTATAAAACGTCGTCTTCGATCCACAGCTGATAGGACGTGCTGCCGGTTAGATTGCCGACTGCGGCGGCGTTCGCGGAATAAGCTTCTTCCGCCGTCATCCCGGGGGCGTCGAACAGGCCGGTGACGACGCCTTCCGCGCTTTTGATGTTGATCTTCGACCACCACAGCGGATCGGTTATCACGCTGTGATAGCCAACACCACTGCCGTACCCGAGCCAGCGTGACCAGGCATTATTGGCGATGGGCGACAAGCTGACCTGCAGCACGTCGCTGGCGGCCATGCCGTTCACCACAACTGCCGAGGCGGAGGCCTCGGGGGTCAAGGCCGCGAGGTTGGGGTCAAACGTGTAGGTTGCCGAAAAATATTCCGTGTAGGACTGACCGGCGATCCACGAGCCGGCATTGATCTCCGCCTTTTCAGGATACCAGGCCGATCCGCCCGCCCAGCCCTGCAGGATGCGCTTGACGCGAAATGCCCACGGCTTGACGTAGGGGTTATTGGCGGCAACCTGGCCGCCGCGCCAGACCGCCGAGAGGATGCCGCGAAAGGCCGGAATCCCGGCGCCGAGTTGGCTGGACAGGTAAGCGTTCGCGCCCTGCGCCGGATCGCCCATCAGCACGTCGAGAAAGCCGACGATCCCGCCTTCGCGCTTGTCGCCGCCGAATAGTTCCGGGCTGTTGATCACCAGCGTGCCGCTGGCGGTCTGCGCCCCGGACCACGCGGCGCGCTCGCCGACATTGACCTGGTGCAGCGCGTCGACCGGACCGTGGCACAGGCCGAAGTGCAGGCCCATGTAATAGCGGTAACCGACCGTGACTTTTTTACTGCTGCCCATGCGCCTCCCTTTCGGCCAGGGCGATCGCGCGCTCGGCCATCGCGTTGTCGCAGGCGCGCAGGCGTTCGGCGGCGATGCCGTGCTTCAGGAAATCGGCCCAGTCCAGCCCCTCGCGCGCGAACCACTCGCGCAGGCCGCGATTGCAATAGCCGAGTTCGCGGCAGTGGCGGTGCAGGACGATGGTCATTTCTTGCCGCCCTTTTCCTTGATCGCGGTGGTGCGCAGATCGCCGTACCAGAGAACGTTCGGCCCGGTCAGCAGCACGGTGCCGAAGACTACCGGGACCGGCCGCCCCTGCTCGGCGACCGGGATGTCGAAATCCTCCAGCGCCGCCGGCTTCGGCTTCGGCGGCTTCGGCGCCAGCGCGGCGCTGACGAAGTAGGAGACGACCAGCAGGATCAGTTGGAAGACGAAATTCATGATGGCTCAGTAAATGGGCGTGCCGCTGAACGGGTTTTTTTCCGGGAAGTACGGCATGCCGCCGTAATTCAGGTGATTGGCGAACTTCCCGCCGCAGGTCGCGAGCGAGTGGTCGCAGCCGGGGTAGAGATCGACGCTGGCGCCGGCGGCCAGGCCGGGCAGCGGGAAGCTGATGACGACGCTGCCGCCGACCTGCGAGCGGATGGCGCGGCGATAGGTGACCCCGCTATTGATCCATTCAAGGTAGCCGCCGGCGTAGTAGCCATCGGCGGCGCCGAGGCTGGCGACGGTCAGCGTCACGCCGGCCACGGCGGAAACCGTCTTCGTCGCCTTGAAGCTGGCGCGGGCCAGCGCGCAGCCGGGCCCATAGACCACGTGCGGACAGGAAATCTGGTAGAGCCGGCGCAGGCCGGAGCGCTTGAGCGAGGTGAACACGCTCTCGCAGTGGATCTCGGCGGCGGCGCTGTTCCAGGTGACGTTCAGCACGCGGCCCATCCACATGGTGATCGCCTCGCCGTCGCCGGCATGCAGGCGGCGCAGGGTGACCGCGACGATTTCGTCGGGAGGCAAGGTGGCGAACAGATCGAGCACGGCGAGCGAACGGGCGCAGGTGATTTCCAGCGCGAGGCGCGCCGTTTCGCTGGTCGCCTCGACCGCGCCGCGGGAAATCGGGACGGCGGTGTAGGTGTTTCCGCCATAGGAAATATCCCCGTCGGCGCTGGTGTAGCGGTAGGGGGTGGCGCCGGAGAGGAATTCGTACAGCTCGACGGGGCGAGCGGATTGAGCGGAGGTTTCAACCGCGGCGTAGGTCATGGCACAGGAACCT